AGGAGACAACCATCAGACCCTATACATCAGCGTAAAAAAGAAAGAAGTATAAGCGTTTTCAAAGATCTAATAACAAAGTTAAACCAACAGATAAGGTCTTGGAGACCACAAGGTTAATACCCCCCCCTCCTACTTTTTCCCGAATCTAGAATTGATTGTGTTTTTAGGGGGGTTGCGATACAAGACAGCGACTTGGGAGAACCAGAACTATTGATAGTTTATTTATAGGTTATCCATAGGAGATCTCTTTATTCTTAAACAAATGGAGAACCATTATGAGAAGATCTGCATCACAAACCCTAAAGTTTGTAGTTTATTTATGATAGTCAATAAGTGATCTCTTTAACCCTAAACCAAATGGAGAAATGATATGAGAAGATCAGCTAGTGAAGTGATTAGAAACCTTGAGGGTCGTATTGCTCGTCTTGAAAACAAATCGGCAGGTTGGGATAATGATTCATCCTTTAATGCTCGTGTTGTATCTGTAGAGCATGATATGGAGAAGGATGACTTCAAAAAGTCTGTTAAGGGTGTAAATGATCTACAAGCCATTTTCTCTTACTGCAAAGATAAGATGATGGATCAGATTATAGCTAAAGGAAAAGTGCCTGGTGATTTTGATTTGTCTTGGATGGGTGGAGGTGATTATTTTGTATTCAACTGTCGCATTGACTACGAGGTTGAGAGTGGAAGTTTACGAGATACTGGTCTCGTGGCTTATCAAATTGAGATTGAGTCAGCAGGGATCGCCAGCTTGATTATGAAGAACCCTAACTTCTTTAAAAGAATTAGAAGCAACGAATAGTCTTAAGACTTCCACCAATCATCAAATGCACCCCCCATTTGATTTGTAGTTTATTTATGATAGTCAATAAGTGTTACATTAAACAAAGTGGGGAAACTCTTATGAAAAGATCAGCTTCAGAAATAATAAGAAACCTTGAGATGAGGATTGCTCGTTTAGAGCGTCAGTCTGCAAGACTCACCCCTAAACATTTCTTAGAGATGATGGAGAGTAAGCACGAGGATTATTTCTTGGGTCTTGACCATCGCAATACATACACCAAACAACTTTTAAACTTTGCTAAGGAAAGAATGGTAAAGGGTTCGGAAGAAGATAAAGAAAATTTCATCCTTAACATCGAGATACTTTCAAGATACCTCAACCAAGAGTCTATGATCAAAGACTTGGACGGAGCTATCATAGAAATCGTTTACTACATGGGCATGAATGGTGTTTCTTTAAATAACTTAGAATACACATGGAAAGTCGGTTTGACTGATCGAAGTGAACTGCTTTATGAGTACAAAGCGGGTAAAGAGGCTCAAGAAAACTACTAATCGTTGTAATCACTTTTTCCCAAAGCGACCATTGATAGAGTCTCTTAGGCTATAGCGAGGTGATTTAGGTGCAACCCTTTTAGCGTCAGACCCACTTCGACCTGTATACCTTCCACCTGTAGCAAAGGTTTTACCACCTGCCATAGGGTGTCTGAATTGTCTACTTCCTTTAGACCCTGAAGCGAAGTATCGCCCTTTGCCGATGTTATTAGAGGCGAGCCATGCCATGCGTACAATTGCGTCCGACATATCGTCATGTTTACCTTTAGTTTGTGGAGCTTCGACAGTTATGAGGTGTTTACCATGCACCGTTTGTTGAAGCTCTAAGAGTTCTTGGATATACGGTTCATGTCCTTCTGTTTCATAGTTAGGTCGATTGTAGAGTTTGACCTTTTGATCCCACATCATGTCCTTAAAGTTCTGATACATTTGTGAGGTGATCTGTTTAGTCATATTAGTAGATTTGAGGTTTTTTAGACCTCGCTTTTCAAGTGCCTGTTGGAAAGGAATCCCTGCCCATTGGTCAAACATTCCCTCTTGAATATAAAACTTCTTTGTAAACTCTAGTACCCAATCCGCGACATCATCAAACTCCAATCGTTCTTTATCGTGATAGATACCCTCTCCTGCTTTAATTTGAGCTACGAGATCTACAACGATTTCTTCACCTTCGAGATGTCCAATAGCAATTGCGGTTCCGTCACCTACAAGACCCAAGTCGATTCCCATAAAGTGCGGTTTTCTAGCTGGTGCTCCCATTTGTGGTTTTAACTGAGGGTCAATACAAGATAATAGATCACGCTCGTCAGTAATCCACCCTCTTGTTCTGTCTGTGAACTCCCCACCATACTCTGTGAAGAAGACTGCCGCATTCTTGAGGTAATGCTTCTCGAACTCTTGTGCAGGTACAGTGGGATTTACTTCCCAAGTAGGTGCTTGGACAGCGAGGATATTATCTCCTGCCCGACCACCACCCATACCAATCATAAAGAGGTTATAGAACAGACCTTGTTTACCCAAAGGTGAAGAGATAAGAATGATACGACCCTCTACTTCACCAATAGGGATCGTTGGGTTCTCTGGGTCTTTAGCTGAATAAGCAGATGTCGATGGTACAACAGCGTTATATACTTCCTCTGCTCCCGATTGACCCGTTTCAGTAAAGTGAGCAACCTCATCAAGAATGACGCATATATTACCTGCACCACGAAGACCTTTAGCGACACAAGATCTAAAGGTGATTTTAAGAGTAGCTTTAGCGTCTTGGTTCTCAATGTATCTACCATACTTCTCTACATCTGCTGGTGTTTGGAATCTGGCATAGGAGAGAGTATTATTTGCAGTGTAGGGGCCAAAAAAAGCACAGGAGCGATAATGACCTGATACTTCTTGGTAAAGCAAACCTGCTTGGTCTTTATCTGTGGCGACCGAGATGATTTGGATATTATTACTTGCGGGTAGTCCATAAAACTTTTGTGGGTTTTCTTTTTTGATCAACTTGTAGGTTTCATAAGCGGCGATACAGGCTGAAATCGTAGTATTATGGTTAGTGAACCCATTGCCGATAAACATTGATCCATTAGGCACATTCAGATCAAAGACATGAGCTTCACGCTGTTCTACTTTGATGATAGGGTCGAAAAAGTAATCGCGGTCGATGAGGTTATATAGTTGAGACTTTGTGGTCTGATTTAAACCCGAATGGTCTGCGACCTTCTTGATCTTCCAATAGGGTGTGTATTTAGTTGTAGGACTTAAGTCATGTTTGAGATAGGGGTGGAACTTCTTTAGTCGTTCAACATACTCGTAAAAGAATGGTACTCCTTCATTACCTCCCCTATAAGAGACTGTTGATAATACCCCTTCAAGGCACTTTTTCTTTCTTTCTGATATGAACCCTATGTGTCTAGCGAAAAGTCTCTTAGACTTTGATCCTTTGACTCTTATTCGATGTTCTGTTCTATCTTCTCGGTTGCTTTTAGAGAGATTGGATACGATTCCGACATTTAGTAATAAAAGTTGTACTTCATGTGCGAGTTGATAAGAAGCAGTAGAAAGAGTAATGGCAGAGTCATAAGCCGAACCATCTGTTTCAAAGAGTCCTCTAAGGAAAGCACATACTACAGACATAGGGGATTTAAGGACTGTATGTGGAACACTTTTAGTTCTAGTCGTGCAGTCGATTACCCAACCTAAGTTATCGAGGAACTTTCTTAGGTCTTTCCCGTAGGCTAACACTTGACCGACATCAACCTTACGCTTATCTGGGTGATAAGAGACTTTCCCAAAGAGGTTACGAAATAAAGACATAAGGTAAGGCTCAAAGGCTTTCTCACCTACTGTTATACCAACTGCTTTCTCATTTGTCCAGTGACCGTCACCTGCTAATAATCCTAATAACTCTCCCCAAGTTTCATCAAGATATTTAGGTTGATCTTTTTCAGTGTGGTGCTGACTTACATCCACATAGTCATTAGACCAAAGCTGACTGGATCTATTGATGCAAGCCACATCACCATTTTCAATCTCTTCAAGATACTTCCATTCGATCTTACATTCGGGAGTCATCACTTTAATGCGATGATTTCCTGTACCCTCGATCCTGTACCCACAGAATGTCTCTAGGTATTTAGTAGGTTTAACACCTCCGTTATAAAAATAAGCCGACCTAGAGGTTGTCCCACACTCTTGTGCGACATTAACTTGTAGTGGTTGTATTTCATCCCCGTTGGGATCACCTAAAGAGTCAATCCGAACCAATCCTTTATTTGTGGGTATGAGTGTCTCACCTGTCACACATTTACCAGACCTACGACCAATAGAGAGGATCATTTCTCTTCGTTGTTTCCCAGGTATTACCTCACCTATATTGCAACGACCATCTTCATATATCTTACGAAGATATGATTTCTCGGTATGTGTCTCTATTTTGGTCCTAGTCCAATCAGATATTTCAAATGTCTTTTCATCATCAAGCTCAAGACCATAATGTGCTTTAAGGATTACCCTTTGTACGGGAAACAAAGTCATCTTTAATCCCCAAGATGCTTCCACAAATTCTATGATGTCTGCGTCTTTTTCTGATTTCTTACCTGCCCTAGCACTTGCAGAGATCGCAACCGAAGATAAACTCATTATTTCTCACGCTCCATAGCCTTTTTAGCGTCTTGCATCCAATCTGGGTCATCTACCATCTTTCCGAAGGTAGCAAAAACACTCTCTGCTAGTTCGGGTCTTACCCCTGCTTCATCACACGCTTTACGGAATGTTTCAGCGATGTGTCCAAAAACTTGCCTAAAAGCTTTAGACTCTAAGTCTAAGGATTTAGACGACATTATCTCTTTTTTCTTGATCCAAGTGTCACCCACAGCTTTTAAGGCATTTACTCTCCTTAGAGAAATCTGAGATGTGGATTCACCCCTACGCTCTGCTTCTTCTCTTTCAAAAGCAAGTGAGGCAGACTCTTCTGCTAAACCAACTAATACATTAGTCAATACCTCAGAGGAATCGGCATTTTTCTTTGTCTGATCAAATACAGCATCGCTATTTAGTTTCGCTTGTTTGCGTTGCTGTAGTTGATTGATGTTTGCCTGTGGGTTTGATGGATGTATATAAGGTGTATTTACAGGTGTTTGTTTGACATTTGCACTATTAGAACTTGGTTGACCTGGCTTACCAAACATAGCGTAAGGTTCGCCTGTCTTAAAGTTAATGCGTATTGTGTCGGTGTCTAGGATTTCGGAGGGCTTTCGCCAAATTAGTTTACCATACTCATCTTCTACTTGAACTCTTGTAGCACCCGCTGGTATGGGGATTGACATATAAACCTCCTTAACTTATTAGGACTCATTCATAGGTAATATACCATTCGGTCGCACTAAAAGAACACCTGCACCACCTTCTGTAGCTGTCGGGTCATAAAGGGTGTTGCCATCCATATCTTCAATAATAAAAGGAGGTGTGCCTGCTAAGAGTAAGTAAGAGAAGCTATATACTTTGATAAATAAAGCGGATGAAACTTCATTACTACGCACAAGAACATGGTTAAGATTTTGGGGGTCTACACTCGCAGTAATATCGGTCACCGAGTCATTTAAAACGAGAGCGAGATCAGAGGCTACATCATTGATGTTACCTGCACTCTCGCCTTCACCTCGACCAAAGTGAGTTCCTGCTTTAAGGGCATTGATCCGATCAACATCAATATATCCAGATGTTTGAACTTGAATAATGTCTTGATCATAAAAGGGTGGAGCGTTGCCGAGATTCTCATTACCGAAGTCAGTTGTCTCTACCTTAATGCGTACTTGGTTAGTGCTTGCGTCTATATTACCAAGTACAGCAGTACCCATATTAGTGGTGATCACTTGTGTTTCAAAAACTTGACGAATTGGTTCGGGATTTCCTGCTTCTCCTTTTGATGGGTCAGAGGACTTCTTTAAATGAGCAACGAGCATTTTGAACTGAGGGGAAGCAACGACCCTACGACTGTAAGAGGAAAGCATATCTTATCTCCTTATAATTCAAAGCCACCAAAGAGAACATCTCCTAACTGTTCATTTGAAGGGGCATCGTCAATAGACACCTCATCACTTGCAGTTAAGTTAAACTCATTAGCGTCATAGTTATTAACAAATAGTGATGCTGTTTGCTCACTATCACTTGCATTAGCCAGTCTTATCATCTCCTGTTGATAAGACTGAGGACTTTCAACGATTTCATCTGCTGAAGCGATGATAAGCTTGTTATATTTCTGACAAGTCCCATCTGTGTTGAATACACACGAACCACATTTTGAGGTCTTGAGAAGAGTAGGGATTTGGTTAGCCCTATGAACTAACGCCCCTTTATCACATCCGTCTGTTCCTTTTGTCATGTAGGCAGTAGCATCGACATAAGCATGACCCGATAGACCTTCATGTTTAGATCTAACAGAGGCAATACGATCAGAATGAGATTTCAAGATGTCCTGTGAGAAGCGAGCTGGGAGTAAGGCATCTAACTCTTCTCCTGCTGAACCCTCGCTGATTTTTTGACGAAGCCATGTTGCTACTTTATCTGACTGTGCTTCATGTGCAGTCTTGGTTGGTGCAGAAGCTCTTTTCGCAATGTGAGCTTCAAACTTTTGACCTTTGAAGTCAGACTTCTTAGCTGAAGCACCTTTAACGACAAGGCGATAAAGCTCTTTGAACTTTTCAGAACCTTTAAGGGTAAAGGCATGACTAGCATCTTCTTTTGAGATAAGACCGTTTGAGATGTAAACATCCACTTTAGAAGCGATCTTCCTGCCCTCAGATACCGAAGTTGCTTTCACATTCTCGGTTGGTAGTTTGTTTCTAGCAGTTATGATATGTGCCGTAGAAACCACACCATCATAATCTTTCGATTCGATAGGTTTTGCGATATACCTTAGTACAGAGGCGACCTTATCTTCTGGTGTTTTGCCTTTAGATACTTCTTGTATTTTTTCAACAGTGATCAATCCAGAGGTTACGAGGTTCGACAACTGCTCCATAGCCATCTTTTGTCTATGAGCGAGTTCACGAACGCCTTTTTGAGGTATATACACATCTGCGTTTGTCCGATGTTTACGCATATTATGGTACGAAGCGTTCTTACCATGACCTTCATAATCAGAGTAATCATCTACCTTGTGTGCGATACTATTAAAGACAGCACGAACCTTATCTTCAGGTGTCTTATGTTTGGCGATCACTGTGTTCGCCTCTTGAGCTGAAATAAGACCAGCTTTAACTATGCGAGCAATCTTATCTTTCGCTCTAGCAAACCTTTGCTCCATAGTGATCTCTGAGCGAGTCTTAAAGTCGCTCTGAATGTCACTTCTAGTAGGGAGCAATAGTTTCACATCAGTACCTTGACCTTCATAAGTAGAAGCTAGGTTTTTGATGTTTTTAGCGATATGATTGAATACTGCTTTAACTTTATCTTCTGGTGTTTCTTGTCTTGAGGAAATCGAAGATGCTTCTTGGGCTGTAATCATTCTTGCTTTAACGATACGACCAATTTTATCTTTAGCAGAAGCGTGTCGTTGTTCGAGGTTCAGTTGAGAGCGAGTCTTAAAGTTCTCTTCGATCTTGCTTTTATGTGGGGTATGAGTTTTAGCACCTATGCCTTGACCATCATAAGAGCTAGAGTCCACAGGTATACTCGCTAACTCATAAAGTCTTTCGATCTTCTTTGAGCTTGTCCTATTAGACTCCACAACTGCTGTTACCTGCTCACCCTCAAGAAATCCTTGATTGACGAGTTGACTTGCGATCCTATTGAGTTTTTTATCTATTTTTGATTGCTCAACATCTTCATATGAAGCAACGAAGATGTTTTCCTCTCTAGCGTCCTCTAGTTCTCTTCGAGCATGGTCAAGAGAGATAAGGCTAGATTGGTCGATCTGTGTCGGAAACCATGTCGCTGATTTGTCTTGTCGAGCGACCCTACCTTCAAGGAGGTCAATAAAGGCTTTCTTTAAACGAGTTTTAGCAGACCCTGATGCAAGACGAACGCCATAAGATTCTAACTTAGGGAGTAGATTCTTAGAGGCTTTTTTCCAAGGGATCTCATTAACGACTTGCATACCTAAGAAGCGATCAAAGGCACAGTCTTTGTTTTTAGGGATGATATACATTGCAGTAGCACAACGCTTGTTGATAACTTCGTCCCACCGACCATTGAAAAGACCAGGAAAGTGTTCTTCTTTAACATAAACACGACCATGTAGACCGTACTCAGAAGCGAGCTTGATTTTAACCTCTAGGACTTGAGACTCATCTACCTCAGAGAGTACGACATTCATAGGGTGTCCATAAGCGAGCTTACGGATGTTACGCTCCATCTCTTCACGATAGTCATCACCAGGTAAATTAGATTGCTCATCACTATAGGTATTCCTATATGGAGCGTGTCGTCTATTCTCATTGGGGATAATGTCAAGACCTGTAGTGCTTGTTTGACCCCATGACTTTTCAAGTACTTTGAGCTGATTATTAGATTCATTATTCATGTGTCCGTCAGCGAGGTCTTTATAAACCTGTTCCATCTCGTTCATACCACTTAGGTCGGGTTCTGGCTGTGAAGCGAGCCATGAGTGATCTACTAAAGACACATCTTGAGTTGCTTCACGAGTGATCTCGTCCATATTAAGATCTGCTTGATGTTCTACTCCATCGGGAATCATCGAGACACCAGAACTGTCAAGTGGGATCATTCCACTTGGAAGATCAGCTAACCCTTTTGCTTCGGGTAGCCGAGCTTTTTCTTGGGGTCCTCCACCATATTCAGTGTCGAAGTGGAATCCATCCATCATATAGTTCGACCCATGAGTAAGGGTGTATCCACCATTAGGCATATGACTTTTATTCTTACTCATTTTAGGTATCCTTTCGAGGTCGAGGCGAACTAAAGTCTCTAGTTAGTTCCTCATTTTTTGGGTCTTTTGGTGCTTCTTCTACTTCGACAGCCCATGCTTCTGGGTCATCTTTAATATCCTCAACCTCTTCCATAACTTGATTGAGCATTTTACTCTGTTCTACTTTCCAATGGTCAGCAGTAATCTCATCATAGAGTGTATCAGACATAGCAGAGAGAGCTTCTACAACATTCATATATTGTCTACGAATCGCTTTAATCTCCATGATATACCCACGACCACCAAGATTACCATCGGGGCTAATATCCCTCGACTTGATCTTAGCGAATGTAGTGTATGCACTCATCGCATGACCAAGAGAAGATAAAGTAGATCGAAGAACTTTAGCTATGTTCTTCGTGCTCTTTTTATTGAAGATATGGTTTGAGTCCATAATGCGTTGGCTAGGTGGGTGTTGTCCCCAAGCCCACGCATTTGAATCATCACCATGATCTTTAATGAAGCGAACTTCACCAGCAGTTTTAACCCTACCTGCTGTCTTTGATCTGGCAGTGATCCTACGAGCTTGCTTTATAAGCAGATAGCGTTCAGCTACTGCTCTAGGGTTCGCCTTTGTCATAATACTCTCTCTTTCTAATAATCATACAAAGAGAGAGTATAAATAGATTATTAAAAACTAGCTAGTCTTAGAGGCTTCCTTTGAGGTGTTCCTCAACGACTGCTTTAAGACGGGCACGAAGATCATCTTTCCATTCCCTCTCAGAAGGCATATCGGACGCTTTAGCGATGTAGTACACAGTACCTACAGTCGGATTAGCATTAGTGAATCCTTGAGATACAGTGTCCATAAGGAAGTAGAACTCCTCCTTTTGACTGTATCCAGCACCTTTCATTTGACCCTCATAGTAAATCTTAGCGTAGTCTGAAAGACCACCTTCTACAAGATCATCAAATTCTCCACTAAGGAGAGTTTGGCGTGTACGATCAACATTTGATTTCTCTGCGTATTGTTTACGAATAGAAGGCACAGGGAGTTTACCACCACGCTCATATACCATCACAAAGTCACCTACTTTTGGTTGGCTGATGACTTTTTTGTAGTGAGCGAGATCCTTGAAAGAAGCACGATAAAGTCCATGTCCATTATGGGGTGCAAGAGCTTTTTCACGCATCTCACCAAGCACACGATCAACTGCTGTGGTATCTCCTTTAGCTTCGGATTTTTCAAGTTTCTTGGTAAGACCCGCAATACCTCTTGCTGGCATAACTGCTTTGAACTCGAATTTCTTACTTCCAACTTTTCCAGTCTTAGTGTCGATTGGTGAGATTTGGTAAGTGCAAAGTTCACGAAGGTCTGCTGGTTCCATTCGAGCAACGACATAACAATACTGCTCATTATCTGGTGTATGCTCAAGCACACCACAATTACGCTTATTGTCGGGGTGGATGCACTTTGAAGGATCAACTTTTACAAGTTCACCTACCTCAAGAGGCCCTTTTTTATTTGGTGCTCTTGACTCACCTTGAGGGCGTACTTTAACACCTGCTCTAGTAAGGTATGAAATGACTTCATTTACACTCATACCTTGTGGGTTTGACATTTTAGCCCAAGCCGCAAAAGCAGCCGCATCTTCAGTGTTGAGTGCAGTAGCGATTTTCTCTGTTTTAAGAATGTTGACGAGCTTCGCTTTGAAAGATGGATCTTTCTGAGCGAGTTTGAGTAGTTGTTCTCTTTGTGTTTTGTCCATGTAGGATCTCCTTTGAATGAAAAGCTGACACTACATATCGAGTATCATAAACAAACTATTAAAGACTCTCTGTCTCTACATGATTATTTTTAAAATACATCAACCCCTCTTGATGAACCTCTGTTTGTAAAGGAGCATATACCTTTATAATCCCTGCATGATGAATTGCCTTTGCACACATAAGACATGGATCGCATGAGGTGAAGAGCCACTTACCCATAGTAGACATACCATTTCGAGTGGCATTTAAGATTGCGTTGATTTCTGCATGATGGCATCCAACATCATTTTGAGTTCCACTTTTGACTTTGTACCGATCACGCAAACAGTCAGACCCACCACATAAGGCACCACTACTTCCTCTTGGTGGTCCATTATATCCTTCACTAACAACAACATTAGAATGTGGGTCTACGATCACAGAACCTACTTTTCTCCGACAACAGGTGCTTGCAGAGGCGATTAGAGAGCATTGTTGTTTTCGGATTTCGATATGTTTCTGCTTCATATTCTTTAGATACCTTTCGCTTATAGGGTGAGGAGAATTACCCTCAGAATGGAGTCCACATGACAAAGGCTGTTTTGCTAGATACTAGTGTGTTAATACACGATCCTACCTCTATGACCTCTTTTGAAGATGATACCGAAGTCCTCATCCCAATCTATGTAATCATGGAGCTTGATGTTCTCAAAGACACACCCAAACGAGAGAAATCTCATGTAGCACATCTCGCTCGTCAAGCCTCTAATCTTATCCTTAAACTTCAAACAGAAGATAAGGTTAAAGTTGTATCACACGAAGGAGGACTCAGCATAAGTTCTTTAGACCGAGCTAATCAGATTAGGTATGTAGATTTACTTATTCTACAAACTGCTATTCACCTCAAAGACGAATACGATCTGACTCTCGTTTCAAGAGATATCAACCTACGCATCATATGTGAATCTGTGGGGGTTAATTCTTCTGACTACACTTCGGACACAAGTCTGGACACCCTCTCTGGTATAGGGTTAAAAGGTTTTGTACCTGATGTAAAGTTTATGAATCAATTGGTTAAGTCATATTGGCAAGGTGCTGTAAGACTTCCACATGAGTTTGATGAAGATTTCCATGAAAATCAGTATGTTTGGTTTGTTGCACCAGGTGAGAAAAAACATCTTTTCCAACACAAAGAGGGATCTCTCTTTAATGTAGACAAAGTGCGTACCGAAAAAGCCAAACCTAGAAATCTTGAACAAAGAGCCTCTCTTGATGCTCTTTTAGATCCCGACATTGAGTTGGTGTGTCTCTTAGGTAAAGCAGGTACTGGCAAAACCTTCCTTGCATTAGCTGCCGCTCTTGAGCAAGCTCATACATATCAGCGTATCCTACTCTCTAAACCTGTAGTTGATGTCGGTCAAGGCATCGGGTTCTTGCCTGGTTCTCTCTCCGAGAAACTAGAGCCTTGGATGCAGAGCTTTTTTGACAACCTAGATCAGATCAACCCAATGTGGGACGCTGGTCCGATGGGTGCAGAGATGGGTACTAAAGAAGGTTTCCTTGAAAAGAATCAGATAGAGATCCAACCAATCCACTCCATTAGGGGTCGCTCACTTAAACAAGCCTTTATGATTATTGACGAAGCTCAGAATCTCACCAAGCATGAAATCAAATCAATCATCACAAGAGCGGCTGAGGGAACTAAAGTAGTTCTCTTAGGTGATCCCTATCAGATTGATCACCCTTACCTCACAAAGCAATCTAATGGTCTTGTGTATGTGATTGAGCGTATGTTGGGTCAACCTTTATTTGCGTGTGTGAGTTTACATAAGTCAGAGAGATCTACGCTATCTGACATTGCCGCAGATCTTTTGTAGTTTATCTATTCTCGTTATTAAGTGATCTTATTAACCTCAAACCTATGGAGTACCTTTATGAGAAAATCAGCAACAGAAATCATTAATAACCTTGAAATGAGAATTGCAAGACTTGAAAAGAAGACGAAATCCTCTGGTAAGAAGGCTGGTCTCAGTCGCAACGCTTACAGACACTTCGATGCTGATGAGTGGATTTATGATGTTTGGTCAGAGGAAGAGAGTCATGCTCTCATACACCGTTATTTTATGGAAGCGGATGAACTACAAAATGAGTTTGAGTCTAGGGTCAAACAGATCTGTGACGATAATGATCTTAGCATCTGTGATGATGAGGGTGTCTCTGAGGTCTCTTATCGGGTGTACACAACTGATCTTGAGGATATGGATCACGCAGACGCAAGTAAGTTGGAAAGACTCTGCTTTCGTGATCGTAAGTTAGGCAAAATCTCTGACGAGATCTGGAGTCTCCCTGCAATGCTTGAGGAACACATCTGAGTTTACACACATCTGACATAGCGGCAGATCTGCTTTAGCTTTTCACATAAACCTTTAAGACACCATTCACCATTTGAACAGAGACATCACCTGTCATGTGGTGTTCGGTTGTCTGTAGCCCTTCTTTATTCTCTTGTATGAGGACTACTTTATTGAAGCCCTTAGCCTCTTGACGCTCAACTCCTACATAAATGACAGGTTGAGTTGTTCTTACGGCTTCTTCAAAGGATTTAGCACTCATGTTCTTACTCCTAGATATGAGGTTCACTCATATAGGAGTAAGTCATTTAACCTTTAATAGATGACTTAATAACGAGTATAACTAACATTATTAGAGTTTGAGGGTAGGTTTATCCCAATCGAAGGTCAACGAGATTAAACTTACGCTTAAGTCCCTTGTGTACATCCATCTCATAAAAAAGACTAGTACCGAACTTAGGGTCTTCTGTCTTAATCCGACCATTCTCAACCCTAAAAAGTACTGCCGCCCAACCTCTGTGACCATTATGACGAGGATCTTCGACATTCTCAAAGTCCTCATTATATCCTTCAAAGTCCCAAGGCTCAGGCTCATCCTCATTCCATTCCTCCGCTTCAAACTTTGCGTCCTCATATTTGGACATGGCATCAGCATGAGCATCCCACTCATCTTCTGTTACTTGTGAATAGAAACTCATATCAAAGCCCATCACAAAGAAATCTTTTTCTTGGTTGTATCCAAGATAAACCTCTTGTCCACCTTCTGCAACTTCCAGAGAATTACCCAGATCATCCGTCAAACCAATATCAGTATACTCGCTAAGTTCTGAACTCTCGACCGAGTTAGTCCATTTGCTGTAGTCTGCGTGGATGCTTTTGCCTTTATAGGTGACTCTAGGCCAAGCCTTCTGTATGTCTCGCTCGGAAGCGGTCTCGATAGCGACATCTCCCCTTGCGGTCTTTCGAGTGTTTATATTTCCTTCGAGCCTTGCGATTCTACGCTCAAGGTTTTTAATAACTTCGGTTGCTGATCTTCTCATGGTTTTCTCCATTTTGTTAAGGTTAATGAGATCACTTAAGATCACTCATAAATAAACTATTACATGAACTCGTTAGGGTCTGTGCTATTAGGGTCGGGTTCTTCTTTAGCCTTTGGTTTAGGTGGGGTAGGTTTATCCCCATCTCTCTCAAGAGCCGAGACAGCCACTGTAGTGTACTTATCAAGAGCGGCTTGACCTAAGATATACCCGATCTGTATAAAACCGCTTGTTACGATCATAGTGACGAGAACCATAAACGCATAATGCTCAATCTTAGTTTGATACTCCCAAATCACATAGAACATAAGGATTTTCCACCCGATGTCTGCGATCAGATAAGCAAGGAACTTCTTGCTCTTAAGTGGTAGTTTATCAAGCTGTGTTGGGTCTTGTGATTTCTCTGTAGCCATTTTTTATTCTCCATTGTGTAGATCATCTATGGAGAAGCGATAAACGAACTACAAATTGCCTTTCACTCTTGTTGAGCTAAGGATTATAGGCACCTCATCGTACCAATGGTTAATCATTAAAGAGTCGGAGTCAGTATTAACATAGTGTCCCCAATAAGCGGGAAGATACAGCATTTCATTTTCTCTGAACACGACCTTATGGAACTTTATACCCCTAGACATAGGGAAATGATTAAAGCTCTTTAATGGGTTCTCTGTCATCTTTGAAAAGGTAGGAGATCGACCATTATCGTTCCTAGTCCAATCACCCTTATAGTCCTCTTCATAAGGCTCTTTGAATGATTCTAAGTAAGCCTTGTGGTACATATCCTCTGGACTTACCAAGAACCATGTCTTTTGCCCGTACACATTCCATGCTAAGTTGTTGATTGTATCAAGGTGGAGGGGGGTGACGCACCCTTTAGGTCCACACCACATATTTGCAGAGTTTATTCCCATACCCTCTAAAATCTGACCCTTACCATAAAGATTAACCCCTAGCAGTTTTTTCAAAGCCCTCGTATTCAGACGGTGCTTCCCTACATATCGAGAACCCCTCTCAAAGTTTGATCTTAAGAGGTCTTGGAGACTAATCTCTAGCAAACCACCAATGTCTTTCTTATTCCTATCTGCAAGCCTAGACTCTACCATAGGATTAAAATCAGACTTGAACAGTTCCAATCGGTTGACCATGTTTGTTCCAAGTGGGCAGTTGTAAAAAATAACGGGCACATTATTTGCCTCTATCTCTAAAAACTCTTCCTGTGTTCTGGGAAACTCTACTCGATCAATTCTTATATTTGAGGGAGTATTTTCGATGACAACCTCAATAGATTTCCTCAACTCACCTTGAAAGCCACTTTCAAGGTGAGCTACCCTTAGTTCTAAATCTTTAAGTATTTCCGAAGCTAGTCTTCTCATTTTTATTCTCCATTGCGGTCTCTTTAAAAGAGGTCGTAGCTATTGGTTCACTCTAAGTTTAGTGCGTTGGTTAGATGATGTGTTTACTGTTTTAGGGAGATGATTGTTCCCCATGTTGACTCTAGGAGTCATAGCCTTTTGAAACTTGTCCTCAATAATCTGAGGATAGTCTTTTGGCTTAGTGCTGAAAGCATAGATTTCTTGTAGCCTATACTGTTCTTCTTCACCCATTCCTGGAAGTAGTTTCAAAAAGTCATCTCTCGCTTTCTGATTATCGTTCGACAAGAACTCTAAAATCAGATACGCAGGTAGTACAGGTTTATTGGTAGGGTCATCTTCTACACCCTTTAGAGTGTTCTGCCCATCGGGTCTCACCCAGAAGTTTCCCATAACAATCTCCTCTCTTTTTAAGTAGTGGTTGTATAAAGAAACTATTAAAAGGAGGTTTCTTGTGAAACGAAAGACAGTAATGAAAATCACGAACAGTATGTTAGACTGTAAATGTAAAGGTGACGGATACATTTTTCTCAAAAAAGGAGGGATGATAAAGTGTCCGACACACTTTTCCTGTGCTTCAAGTGAGGAATACCGTTTGGATATGCTGAGGCTTGAATATCAAAACTTGAGGCGATTTGTTTTAGAGATGCCTCACATGAACTCAAGTTTTATTGATCTTAGTTTGCCTACGACAGCTAAAGGTGTTGATGAATACATGAGGGCAAACTACAAGATAGAGACACCTAAGTCTTGGGTGAGGGCTATTCAACATTATGTGCGAGAATACCTGCTCAACTGCAAGGTGAAAGAAGATTGAGGTCAAAGATCTTAGAGGGTATAGAACCGTCCTTCAATCACTTTGTAGGGCAACACCTAGACTCATACCCAAAAGTCTCTCTAAGCACCGATAAAGAGGCTCAAATAAGGTCGTTCGTTAAGAAAGTGATCGAGAAGAAAAGACAAGAGGGGGGTCAATACTTTAAAGACCCAAAGTCGTTGGCTAAAAGATACCTGACTGGTTGGGGTGGTGAGTGTGCTGTGGAACAACACATAGGTAAGTTGTTCGTTGACTTTTCTGTAGGGAACTCTAATGACTACTATGTTCCCGACTTGAGGTCAGCGGGATATGAGGTGGGAGTCAAGACAGTAAACATGGGAGATTTCCCACTGTTAAGAAAGCCTACACCTAGCTCCTCAAACACACCTCAGATTATCGTGATAAGAGAGTCAAGGTACGAATTCTACATCTGTGGGTTGGCTACTTATGATGTAGTAAATGATCCCAACAACTTCTCTCAGTTGTTGGTGCGTAGTGGTGGGGTCTTAGAGGTGGGGGTCAAGTCTGCGTTTTATCGCTTTGACCTTCTCTCCCCTCCTCTTTAGCCGAGGTTGGTTGGGAGTTTGCTTCCTCGTGCGAGGTTTCGGGCGATCTCTCTGTCCCCCTCGCTCTTAAGAGCTTTGTAAGCTCCCTCTGCTACCTTCCTTGCCCACTCTCCGTAGGCTGTGATCCTCTCTTGATTCCACCCTTTGGGAGGGTGGTCGCCCATGATCCCGTTACAGTTGTCGCAGTTGTCTGCGATCTTCACTAGAGCGGATGCTCGGCTGAGGTGTGGGGCGTGGGTGATGGTGAGAGCCTTGCGTGTGGCTTTGTCGAGTGCTTTGTCATCACTCAGTTCGACCACTCCGTCTGCGACCTCCTGTCCAAACTCTGTGAGGAGGTCGTTGTAGGTCACCGTAGTGTCCTCGATGGTGTCGTGGAGGAGGGCGATTTGGAGCGGAAGTAGGTCGTTGACCCCTGCACTTGCAAGTGCGGCCGACATTCTGATTGGGTGGCAGATGTAGGCTCCGCCACTCTTGCGTTGCTGATTTTTGTGAGCTTCGGTTGCGTAGCTCACTGTGTTGAGGAGGGTTAGGTGGTTCATCTTGGCGTTCTCCTTTGGGGAGTTTGAGGGGTTGGTTTTCAGCCCCTTACACTATGACATAAATAAGGGGTTACACTTCCCACCACTCATAGATTGTAAACCCAAACTTGTCACTGATCCAATCGGAGATCCCACCTTCATCCTCATAAGCCACATCTATGGGTATAAGGACGATATGGGGAAGCCCTGCTTGCTCAACTGCTTTGTCGTATTCTGTATCTTCTAGCTCTGTTTGAGAGAAATCCCATTCCACACGAACTTTCATGGTTTACTCCCAAGTTTCAGAGATCGTTCTTATCAATGCTTCACATACAAGATAAGGATCTGCGTTAGCGTTAGGTCTTCGGTCTTCAAAATAGCCACAACCATTTTTATCCGTTTCGACAGGGATACGAACAGAAGCTGTACGATCTGAAACACCCCACTTGAACTCATCATAACGACAAGTCTCGTGGTGACCTGTTAGTCTGATCTCATAACCTGCCCCATAGCGATCAAGGTGTTCTTGAATCCTGTGAGACATCTTTTCAACAGCTTGGTTGATCTCCTCGATGCCACCTTCTTGTCTCATGGTTTTGGTTGAGAAGTTGGTGTGCATACCCGCCCCATTCCAATCTCCAGCGACAGGCTTAGGGTCAAGAGTTGCTGTGATGTCAAAGTCCTCACCAATGCGATACAAGAGCCACCTAGAAATCCATAGATGATCACTCGCTGTTAAAGCGTCTATGTTCGGCCCGCCAAGTTGGTATTCCCATTGACCAGGCATGACTTCTGCATTAATACCCGTAATAGGCAATCCTGCTTGCAGACAAATATCTAAGTGCTTTTCTACAAGAGGTCTACCAGATACTTCATCTGCACCAACACCACAATAATATGGGCCTTGGTCTGCTGGGAATCTTCTTTCACTTGGGAATCCTAGAGGTCTTGATCCTTTATACAGAGTATACTCTTGTTCAAAAGCAACCCATTCTCCTTGACCTTTAAAAGACTCAAGAGATTTAACAAGTTTAGACCTTGTATTAGAGGGGTGCTTATCGCCATCAACAGTCTCTACCTCACAAAGAACTAAGATATTGTCCCCTCCTCTAATGGGGTCATTGACAATTCGTACTGGTCTTAATACACAGTCCGAGGATTTGCCGATCGCTTGCATTGTAGATGAACCATCAAAGTTCCACAGAGGCAATCTCTCAACGGTGGTTGGTGTCGTGTCGTGTATGTACTTGGTCTTAGATCTAACTCTAGCTGTTGGGTTTCCACCATCTATCCAAATGTATTCCGCGAGCATTAACGCTCTCCTTTCTCAAATAAAAATGAGGCACAATAAATAAACTATGAATCAAAGATGTCAAATATAGATACTTGCTCACCCTTTTTAGGTTCTGCTTTACCTACTTGAGCTTCAGACTCTATCTCAGTCCCAATAGGCATCCAATGTCTAATCCGAGCCTCACAGATCTTTGCATATTCTTTCTGTAATTCAATCCCTACAAAGTCATGCCCTAAACGAGACATCGCAATCCCAGTAGTTCCAGACCCTAAGAATGGGTCTACTACTTTAGAGTTAGGTTTTATATCTCTAGCACACCACCCCATGATTTCTATAGGCTTGACAGTAGGGTGTGTGTTGGATCTACCTTCGTCTTTTGGAGGTAGCCCCTCTTCTCTTTCAGACCTACTTGCTTTCGAGCAGTAATAGAAATCGCTCTCCCCATCTCCTACAAAGATCGCATCTCTTACTTCAAACCCTGTATCTTCAAGGGAAATAACTCCCTTATATCCAATGTCTTCGGGGATGAGGATCACATGACCACCAGGTTTTAAGATTTTAAATATTTCTTTACTTTGTTCATCCGTAGGTTCTGACAGTAAGATCACTCCATGAGCAAGAGGTTCTTTCATATCAATAATTGCCCCTGAACCTGCTCCTTGTTTCTCCACTTTTAGATATTTTGTGAAATCTATTTCTTGTGGGTGTGCAACAATAATACAGGCATCTTCTACTGGAGGTGTGATCATTGTCTTAAAGTATTCAATCATGTCTTTCATTGGTCATTCTCTTTCTTAAATTGTTTAAAAAACCTAGAAGCTCCTCCACTATCTCCATAACGACCCCCATTGGTCAAAAGATCACCACCACCAAAGTTCACCATTCCCTCAATTCGTTTAGTGTTGTGTGACTTTGAGTACCCTGCACTGTGCATACCATTAGCAAGAGAAAGTTCGTCTAACTCTTGAACAGGGCAACCCTCTACACAAGCCCAATCAGATATAGTTTCTTTCCCATCTTTATCTGCATGACCCACCCACGCTTCATTGTCTTTGACAGTTTTCACATCTGTAAGGCTACGATCTTTTTGGTGTTTGTCTTGGTACTCTTTAGACCAAATACCACCTGGACCATTTGGATAGCCTTTATGCCCTTTAACTTTTTTAGTTCCTCTTAACTCACAATCTTCTTTATGGGTCAGAATAAAGTTAGCTGGCCATCTTCCTGTGGTGGTCTTCCCTTCAAATTCTTCTTTAAAGTTAGATTGAAAGACTGTGCTTTTTTGTCTTTCATGGGAGCGTCCATTTTTAGAGGTGTCTTGGACTAAACTCCCAATGCGAGTGGCATCAATATTCAAAGCCCCACAACCATGTTTCAGAGTATTCTCAGCTACTGTACCCTCAAGGGGTTTCCTCAAGATAGTGATGATCATTTTTTAACCCCAATACATATACTTTCCCATGCGGGTTTAAGAGCCGTACCCCATCCCTCATACTGCTTTGCAAGTTGGGATGTAGGGGCTGTCAGAATATACTCTGGCTTGAAATAGTTTTCAGATCTACCCTGTGCAGTACCATTCCACTCAGGGTTCTGTTTGCCCATTCCTTTAACAACACCCACCTCCTCTCGCACTACACCTAAGTGTTTATCTATGGATTTACTCACATTATGAGATTTCGGGAATCCACTTCCGTAACTCCAGGCTTCAACACTCAAATCTGAGAAACCTATTTCTTCCATCATCGCTATTAAGTGATGGAAAGTCCTTGAACCACTGAAAGCCTTAAGGACTCCATTTGGTTTTAAGATTCGATGAACTTCTGTAAGCCACTTTCTATGCCATTCCCTTTGCTGACTTCCGTTTCCTATGTCATCCCAACCTTTTGACATAAACTTTAGTCCATAAGGAGGATCGCAGATAACAGCATCAACAGAGTTATCTTCTAGGTCTTTAAGTCTTTGGGTGCAATCACCTATCTTTATTTCAATCATTTTTTGATCCTCTCTTTTGCTCTTCTTTCAGCATCCTGTTCATTTATCCCTTTTACATGAACATGAGAATCATCATGGTGTTCAGACTTCTTATACCAAGGAGTGTACTCATCTCCTTTTTGTGCGTCATTGGGTCTTACACCCATTTTATTTCTTGGAACTAAAGTCAAAGTATCCTCACTTCGGGAAAAGTAATACCATTTCATTTTTTGCTCCTGACTATATAACCCACAGAACCTAAAGTTGTGGCTATTGATATGGATTTGTCTAATAACTCAATCAATCTACCAACAGGGAAAGGCTCATAGAGTTCTTTTATATCCCATACGCTAGAGTCATTCTCAGCCTTACCTAAGTTATGACATACGACTTTAAAAGGTGCTTTCAATGCTCGATCAAGATATGGGTTTCCTGTGGTTATGTTATAGAGGGTAGGGATTGCTCCTTTGACATACCCATTTACTTTAGCATCCATCATAGAAATCAAGGCTTTTTCGGCTAATCCTCTACGCCATCTTGCCTCAGCTTCGGTAGGACCACCAACTCTCAAGCGAACGAGCGTACCATTAAGGGCGTTGGCTCTTTTTCTCAACTGATCTTGTGTGTGAGGGTGAGGTGAACTTTCAGCTTCTCTAAGGAGTTCATCTACTCGGTCTGCTGTTTTATCTACATGGTCATCATAAGGGTCTGTAATCATTTCTGTGTAGTTAAGGACGGAGTTAATAGCTGAACCATAGAACTCAGGTACAAACTTTTCATACTTCTGATCAACAACAGTAGCTCCAGTAAACGAAGCAAAGTCATCTAACCAACCCTTGCCCCAAATCACTCTCGGTGCATCACACGCATATACTTCAAGTGTTCCTTTATGGTTGTTCATCTTGATTGCTTGTAGGGCTTTACCACCTACCATAGGGGCTATAATGACTAGTGGTCTACCTTCAAATGACCCCATGAGTTCCATCGCATTTAGTATGTGATCCACTTCAAAAACTGGCCGACTAAATAAAGCGAACATTGGGCCATTGAGATATGCTTCATTATCATGGTGTACTCTTAGTGAAGCATGGAAAGATTCGGTTTCAACAACTTCACAACCATTCCCTTCCCATTTCTCAAGAGAGACATGAGAAGATAAAGAGCCTGCGAGATAAATAGCTTCGGAGATCTTATCTATGGATTCCCCATCAAGCTCACTCTGGAGTCCGATTTCTTTTAATATATCTTGGTTGGATTCGTATCTAGGTACGGCATTTACAGCGAGATTAACTGCCTTCTTAACTTGATCCGTAATCTTAGGGTGGACTTCACCGTAATGGCGATGAAAAGATCTTAGTAGAGAAATAGTGATAAACGCACCGAGTTTACACCCATCTCCCGACTTACATAACTCTAACAATGAAGTTTGAATGATTCTAGCGTGTAGTTCTGGGTGGTAAGCATTGATAATCGACTTTGCAGATAGATTATTCCATATCTTATTGTTGCGAGAGAGTAGAACAGTACCCCCATTACTCGCATGGCTTAAAACTAAAAGTGATGATAGTTCATTTATTGTAGGTATAAATAAAGATAACGACATGAAAGAAACTCACAATAGAAAGGTGAACAATGTCCTCCATAGTTATACAAACTAGATCCAATGCTTGCTCATATAATAAGAAAGCAAGTGTCTCTGTCGGTTGGTTGGATAATATCCCTCAGTCGGCAATCGAAGCATACCCTAACTTAGCTAAGTCTGTCGATTCTACAGATTTCGCACTTGCTGTCGAAGCGTTCCAAGAAGACAACTTTGGAGCAGGCTCTGGAGTCGATGGGAAAATGGGTCGAGGAACATGGTCTGCGATGTTAAAAAAGTTTGATCGTATTGAAGACGGTCAAGCATATTGGACGGTAAATGATCGTAGGGTTGGTGTGGACATCGACCCTACAGTAGAAATCGTCAACTTCGACCAAAGAGGTGGACTCGATCTCCACAGATTTGGGCATTTTTCATCTCGTAAGGGTAGAAAACCAACGATCATAGTTGTGCATTGGGGGGGTCTTGACCCTCATCATTGCCACAGGATCTTCTCTAGCCCCGATAGAGAAGTCAGTTCACACGCAGGGATTGGGTTGAGTCCAGAAGGCAATCCTACCATTTATCAATATCTCGACCTCAACCACAAGAGTTGGCATGGAGGATGGGCTAACTCTTACTCGGTGGGTATCGACATTTGTCAGCAACCTTCTTTGAAGTGGAAGAACCACTATGTAAAGAAAGGGTATGATGTACAAGAGACAACCAATGACACTGGTCGTGGAGATAAGCGTATTATCTCCTTAGATCCGAATGTAGCTATAGCTGTTCGGGAAGCAGTTAAGAGTCTCTGTACTGCTTTGGACATTCCATATCAGTTCCCTTGTGGGTCTGAAGGTCAGTCTTATGATGGAGATTTCTATCATGGGGTGGTGGATAAGGGTTATCTTACAAGAAACTTTACTGGCGTAATCGGACACCACCACATCACACAAAAGAAGTGGGATTGTGCGTGTTGGTGGGATACTTTATTTGGGTAATGATCTTGCATCTAGTGTCTGATCTCAATAGGGCTTTAGAGATAAAATCCCGATTAGGCTGTCCTCATATTCACTTCATCATAGAAAAAGATTGCGGGGAGTTTACGACTACTCTTGTCTGGATTGAAGTACTCACTAGAGCAACAGACCTCTGTATTAGAGAGGGTGTTTGTGTAGTCTCACATAGCGATCTTTCGAGACAAAAGGATACGCTTAGTGATGAGGACATTCAATTTTTACAGAAGATGCAGTCTCAGCTAAATGGGAAGATGTTAGGTATTGAGGTAATCAAAAAATGAAATCTTGGGCTTATGAAGCATATCAGATGTACATACAAGGCATAAGCTACCCTCAGCTTGAAGAACACTTTGGGGTTAAGCAAAGCACAATACGACACTACATCAAGAGATATGCTTACGCTAATAGTTTAATCTACCCAAGACTCAAACCTGACTATAAACTGGCTTTTAACTTATACTACAACACAATGAGCATAAGAGACATCGCTCGATACTTTGGTGTCTGTCCATCGACAGTCACAAATTACATTCGTAGATATTCTGAAATGAATGGAATATCTACGAACAAATCCCACCACAAAGGGCAAGTAGCCTACAATCTTCGACAACTGGGTTATACCTATAAGAAGATATCTAAAATGCTTGGATACGAAAATCGTTCAAACTGCTATCGTGCCATTAAAAACTATAAGGACAGTATATGTTAGCCTTACTTATTTTAATCGTTATTTCCATGACTATACATGGAATAATCAACTCCGAAATGTCTCCCGAAGAAGTGGAAGAGATGTTAAAGAGTGATGAGTGGTATTAACCAATTTTAGTACACTTAGAGTGGGCGACTTTCCAATACCTGTTAGGTACTGAAACACCTACCTCTGATAAAAGGTAGTAGCCAGACCAAAAGTTGCGAGTTATGTACCCCAAAACTTTTAGAGAAGCACCTTTTAACTCGACCTCAAACTCAACCTTTTGACCACAATCCCATTTTGGATAATGACTATTGTCCTTATCACCTTCGACTGTAAATCGACCCTCTGTGTCTTGGGTCTCAGGTTGAGTTATATTGTTGGAAAAGTAAGAGAAAAGAGAAGCGTCATCAACATGAACATTTTTTATATTTTTTTCTTCGTCAACAACGCTGAAGACTTTATTCCTCTCGATCACATCTATGACCTCCAAGCTCTTCAGCGTTGTTTTTCCTACTAACAGTTGATGCCCTACCCGAAAGTCATTCATAATGTCCCCCCTTGTTTTTAGTTTTTAGTTTCATCTAATCTTATATTATTATATAAATTAGGGGTTACATTTGCCTACCAGCGTGAGTCTTTTCTACGGAAAGAACCACGCTGATTATTCCTGCCCTTCTCGTAATGAGGTTGATTATAATTATTCTGACGCTTTTCACGAAACACATCATTTTCCCACCTAAAGCGTTGGCTTTGGATCACATGAGTGGGGACATTATGTGTTCCTCTTTCATACAGTTGACGATCAGAAAGACCACCATCGTACAGGTTAATAACCTGTACCAAGTAGTCATTCTTTGTAGCCATTTCCATGTAAGGATCACACTCCCATTTACGAGTTAATGTGTTATGGACAACGATGACTTGAAAACCGTCTTCCATCGCTTCAAGACACTTTTTTTGACACCAACCATGAGCTTCTTTAAGTGCTTCATGGTTGAATGTGTAAACACCACTATCGTCTACAAAGAATTCGTCAGCAGACACTTTGAATCGGTCTTCAATTTCGCCACATATTGTCTCTGCCAGTGTTGTTTTCCCCGAACCACTTAGACCACGGACTAAAATTAGTTGCTTCACTCAATCACTCCTAAAGTTGTATTTCAATGACCCTCTTGGGTTCTCTTTGCTCTTCTTTTGGTTTTAGCTCTGGTTGAGGTATGGGCAACCAAATCCTACGACTCTCATCCTCAAGTTCTCTTTGTCTTTGCTGTTTCTTGAGGCGTTCAATGATGAAGGCATCTATATCAAGCATACCAAGCTCCTTTCAAGGTCATTAATTTAAATTGTAAACACAGGTTGAGCTTTTACCCAATTTTTTAATCCACAACACACCCTACAGCCCTATAAGGACTATCTTTGAAGGTTTTTTTCGAGAACCCTCTCGTCATAGTTCGCCCCTCCTGTTAAAGAAGCAACACGGCTCTGAGTATCCCGCCCTAAGTTTTGAGCGTCTAGCTTAGGCTTGATTTTAAGCTGTGGTACAGGCTTAGTCTCAGAGTAGTCCTCAATAAGGTTTGAGGGGATTGCTCCTTTGGTGATAGCTTTGGCGAACTTTTTACGGTCTACCTTGACCACAACCTCACCGATAGTTGTGGGGTCGATGCCCTGTCGGTTAAGCTCGGCTAGTAGACCTGCTTCATCATATGATGTGCGAGATGAATCCACATGGTGAACATCACCAAGAGGTGTCTCGATCTTTTCTCCTACAGGGATATGCTGACGCAAGGATTTGATCTCTGCATCGAGAGCGTCTTTTAGTGCCTTGATACGACATAGGCTCTCTGCGATTTGTTGCTTATTCATTTCCAAGTGCCTCCTCGATAGCATCTGCATTGTGGTTGTATATTTCCATAAACAGTTCTTTGTGGTTGTATATTTTCATAAACAGTTCTTTCATGTCTCTCCAACCAGTAGACTTTGGGGCATTTTCTAAGAAAGTAAACCATACTTTGATAAAGTCAAAGTTACTCATTCCAGAAGGTGTTGTGATTAGGCTCGGTGTAGAAAAAGCCGATATGAACGCTTTCGCTGTTCCATAGTCAGAGATTTTATTGATAGATTCTTTTGTTAGAGGGAATGACATAATGTCTCCTTAAAAGATTGAGTAAAGTAAGAGGGTTAAAGGGAGTGTGATTAGCACCCACAGGAAAATTGTGATTATAAACTTCATTATATGATTACCCTACCTCACGCATACAGACTTGCTCGTCTGTTTCATCGGTGATCTCGGTTTGGGTCATCAGTTCCATGATGTCCTCAAGACTCACGACACCATCTGTTCCTCCAAAGTCATCTACCATGACAGCGAGGTGAGACTTGTTCGTGGTGAACTGTTTGAACATCTCTTCACAAGAGATGTTCGATTCAACCTTGAGGACAGGTCTTGTAAGCTCTTCGACAGTAGGGTTCTCGTCCTTAGCAAGAGCTTGGAAAGCGTCTTTGAGAAGCATGATACCCTTTACATCATCTCGGCTCTTACCAAGTACGACAAGTCGTGAGTGCTGACTCTCAAAGAGAGAGGGCTTGATGTCCTCTAGTCGCTCATCTGCTCGGACAGTGGTCATGTTGACTCGTGGAGTACCAACCTGCTCAACAGTCGTGAGTGAAAGGTTATAAGTACCCTCGTAGATCTTCTCTACGATAGCAGAAGGCTCTGCACCCTTAAAACGAGCTGTGAGCTTTCCTATGACCCAGTTGATAGGTGTGAGTACCCATGACAGTAAAACCATCATAGGAGCGAAGACACGACCCACAAAGAGAGGGTTATTCGTACCATACGCTTTAGGGATGATCTCTGAGCAGATGATGATAGTGAAAGTGAGGATACCCATCACCAAACCAACATACTCGCTACCAAGCCACATACCTGCGTTCGTACCGACAACACCACTACCCATGATGTTGGCGATGTTATTACAGATGGTATTGGTGCTAATAAAAGACTCTTTATCATTCATCACCTTGCTCAACGCACAAGATCCGAAGACCTTGTTTTTACAGGCTGACTTAACCTCAGCCTTAGACAAGGAAGCGACAGCCATTTCCCACGCACTGTGGATAGCTGAGGCGATGATAGTGATGAAAAAAGCAGATAGTGTGCTGACCATGTGGTTCTCCATTAAGAGTTGGTGGCGAGGTTCGATCCTCATGTAAGGGTATAAACAAGGGGTTACGCTACACGCACAAAAACCATAAACACCTGCAAAGTAAAGGAAAGTTAGAATCGTAACCCCTTATTTATATCATAATGTAAGGGGGACAATCCTCACCAACCAACACTCCCCGAACGGAGAACGACATGGCTACCAAGACCAAGACCACCCTCACCTTCGATAACTTTGAGAACGGCTGTAAGTTCTTCTACGCCAAAGGATCTGACACTGACACCGAGCTTGGTGTCATCCATCAGACTATCTTTGGGTGTACCGCAAACCTTTTCTTAGGAGAAAGAGGAGCGTGGTCACAACAAATCCCTGTGGGTGAGTTCACCTACACGAAGGACGCAGAGTCACACCTTCGCAAGCTGTTCAACGACAAGTCTCTGC